CTCAGTACCTGACGGATGAAGGCGTCCCGATCCCCACGCTCACCGAGATGCGGAAGCAGTCCGACCTGGCGTCAGTGGGTCTGCCTATCATGGGCTCCGCGGCTCTCGTCGCTGCTCTGGGGCACGACTACCTTTCGCGTCTCCGCAGCGGGCAGCCGGTGAATGAGCCCGAAGCTCCTCTGGGGCGCCGAGTTCTTGATCAGCTGGGGTCATTCTACGCGGATAACCCTGCGCTCGGCGTTCTTGGGACATTGGGCGCGTACGGCGGGGTTCGCCATGCTCTGAGCAAGTTCTCGGAGTACGTCGAAACCTTGGGGTCGCTGTCGCAAAAAGACAGCGTTCTCTCCCCTGAAATTGACATCGACGACGTCGTAGAAAAAATCGGTAGCGTTCTCCTGAGGTAGCTGTTTGTTTTTCCACCTGGGGTCTCCTAGACTTCCTGCAACTGAGGGCTAAAAAATGAAGATCGACAGAATTCTTGCTGGCATCCGGGAGTCGCAGGCCGCTGAGAAGCAGGCCAGTGAGACCCCCGTCGTTCCCGTGGCGGAGAAAACCGCTTCAACTCAGACCGCGCTGGTGTCAGCGTTGAACGAGGCCCTTGCCCCGAAAGACACAAAGGTCGCTTCGGCGCCGGAGGCATCTCCCGTGGATGACGTCATGAAGGTGGCGCAAGAGCTGGCAGGCGCGGAGAAGGAAGCCGCCGTCAAGGAAGCACAGCTTCTCGGAGCAGCTTTCGCGGACGCCGCCGTTGCCCGTTTGGGCGATTGGAGCAAGACCGCGGTAGCGATGGTCGCCGCGGCTCCTGCCGCAGCCGCTGTCCAGGCAATCCCCGGCAACACTGACTTCGGCAAGTTCGCGCAGCAGAATCCGGAGCTCGTGAAGCAGGCCGCGCAGCTTGGCTACGAGAAGGCGAAGGCCGATCTCGAGAAGCAGGCCGAGGACTCGTACGTCCAGGGCTACAACGACACCGTCGAGACGATCCACAAGACCGCCTCGCTCGAATTCCTGAAGGCCGCCGCCGTCACCGCTCAGATCATCGAGGCCTCTTCCCGCTAACGCCATGTACGACGCCGTCACTCGTGAAACATACGCGCAGCTCTTCAAATTGGCAGAGGCCAAGTTGCCGACGTCCGTTCGTGAAGAGACTGTGAAGGCAGCGAGTGTCGAACCCGTTGTCTCCAAGGCGCTGTCGGATCGGTGGAGCAAGACATGAAAGACCTCAGCCAGCTTGCTGCGTCTGTCCTGCAGGAAGTCGAACAAGGGCAGTTGGTGAAACAGGCGGAGTTGGCCTATACCAAGGAACAAGCCCTGAAGACGGAAACAGGGAAGATGTTGCAGAAACTCGCAGGGCAGCTTCGGATCGCAGGATCGTCGAACATCACCTACACTGACTTGGCGCGTTTTCGGAAAGCCTATGACGTCTGAGAATCTCAAAAAGCTGGCTGCACTCCTTCGTGAGAAGGCCGCCTCGATTGAGGTGGCAACTCAGGTGAAGTGTGGACAGGTTCTTCAGGCTGCAACGGCCCTGAACATCCTTCGCGCAAAGGTGGCCCATGTCCGCTGATTTTCTTTTGAAGGTGGCTGCTGTTCTCGAAGAGACCGCCAAGGTCATCGACGGGCACGAGCTCGAGAAGACCGCCGCAGTGAAGACCGCTCGCGACGCTGCGATGAAGAGCGTCGCTGACAAGTACACGGAGGCCACCGGTGAGGAGATCCCGCCGGAAGTGTTTGACAAGCTTTCCTCGTCTGGAGAAGACGTCCTGTCGACCGTGAAGCAGCTGCTGGAGAAGACGGCTGGCAGCAGTGGAGTGGAGAGCCTCGGCAGGTCCAGCGAGAAGTCAGCACAGAAGCAGCCGACAACGAAAAAGGAAGCAGCAGACGCTGCCTACGAGCGGTTTGGCAATTTCATCAATTCCTAACGCCCACCAGGCGGATAGAAAGCAGGGAGACACGCAATGAGCATCTTGAACTCGAAGTTTGACATCGTTTCGGTTGACAACCCGGTTGCGCTGGCGGCCCTGGCGCAGGTCCTCACCGTTCCTGGTGGCATGACGCTGAACTCGGAAGGCACCCCTGTTGCGGGCGTCATCCCGGCTGGCGCCATCGTCGTCATGGACGTCGCGGACGGCACCGCGATCCTCGGCACCACCGCTGACGTTGTGGCGAACCGCCTCAACGCCAAGATGGCGTTCGTCACCATCGACGGCAACAAGGACTTCTCGGGCTCCTTCGTTCAGAAGCTGACTGTTCTGCACGGTGGGTTCACGATGCTGACCGATCAGTGGACCGCGGGCGCCTACGCACCTGGCAAGCCGGTTTCATTCTCGGCAGGGAAGATCATCCTGGCCGGGGCGACTGACCAAATCATCGGGGTTGTTGGCCCGGCGGGTCTCGACGCTGTGAACGGGGTTCTTCAGGTTATTGTGCCCCAGGGCGGCGGGCTCTAAGATAGTACCACGCAACATTCACGCTGGTGCCGGGATTCGCCCGGAACATGTTGGAGGAGACTGATACATGGCTTACAAGACCGAAACGCAGCAAGTCTCCGCCCAGTTCGTAAACTCGAACTTCGTCAAGAAGATCGAGGATGGGCGGATCAAGGAAGCAGCAGCCGAGGGCTCGGCGTTCATTCGCGAGTTCGTTCGTCAGGAGTCGTACGCGCGTGAGATTCTCACGCCCGTTCTGCTTCAGGACGACGAGATCGACCGTGACGAGAACACGGACGAGCCCAAGAAGATCGTCGAGAAGGAGCCCAAGTCGGTGGCCACCTTCGTGCAGTTCCAGGGAGCAGGTCCTCGGACCTGGTTCAAGGGGCCGCGCTACTCGGTCTTCTTCGGCAAGACGGAAAGCCAGCACTTCACCAAGTCGAAGTTCCAGCTGATGACCTACCAGAACGACATCCGGAAGATGCTTTCGGACAACTCTGTGAAGGACATGGCGGATCAGGAAGACAAGAAGTGGCAGGAGACCGTCGACGCGCTCATCGCGTTGAACCCCGCGGAGCAGAACGTCAATGCGGGCGGCTTCAACTCGACCGCGTTCAAGTCGGGCTTCCAGAAGATGGTCAACCGTCGCCGTCCCATCGGCAAGATGACCATGACCAAGAGCCTGTACTACGAGGCTCTCGATCTGGTTGCCACCAGCGTCGGTAACGACGTGGCGTCGCGGCACTACGACGACGGCGTGGAGAACGAGGAGAAGCTGTGGGGTTTCCCGGTCATCACCACGATCAAGTCGACCATCCACGACCCGAAGAAGGCGTACATCTACGCCCCAGAGAACTACCTGGGCAACTTCTTCCTGCTCCAGGACGCGACTCTGTACATCAAGCAGGAGGCTGACACCATCACCTTCTGGACGTACGCCGCGCCCGGCATCGGCATCGGCAACCGTCTCTCGGTTCAGTCAATCACCTTCCCGTAAGGGTCGGCTGAGCTATAGTTGAAGGGCGTCTGGTCGTTGCCAGGCGCCCTTTTTCTATTTGGGGCACACGAATGATTGTTACGGGCCCATCTCGGAGCACTGAGGTTTACGGCGAGGCGCCTGTGGGGTTCGTCAATGGGGTCAACGCGACATTCACCACGGCCAATCCGTATCGTGCGAATTCCGTCCGGCTGTACTTGAACGGTGTTCGACAGAAACTCGTCAACGACTACATCCTTGTCCCGCCGGTCACGTGCGTATTCGTACTGGCCCCCCGGACAAACGACCACGTTTTGGTAGACTACCTGCGATGACCTCCGACGGCTTCTCCACGGACAAGATAGGCCTGGCCTGCTTCCTCATGATCAAGGGCGCGGAGCTCACCGGCATTCAGTCCAAGAGCAAAGGGCGCGCGACCTTCTTGTTCAAGCTGACCCCGCAAGAGGGGCTCTCCCAGGAAACAGCCTATACTATCTCGGACCACTCAAGATTCTTCGAAGCCTTCAAATACCTAAGAGGACGCGCCCTGCGGGGCGAATAGAACGCCACTTTACGCAGTAGCCCAACGCGGGAGCACGACACATGGCACGTACATTCATTCGGCAAGACACCCAGGTTCGAAATTCTGATCTCTACGATGACACGCTCGTAGTTGGGTCTACCCTTGAGAGCGCCCCGACGGAGATTGAGGGCGATCTCAACGCCCTCCGCAGCCAGGCCAAGCGGGCCCTCGTCGCGGACAATGCGGGCGACTGGTTCCAGGACATCAACGTCCCTGGTACCTTTGAGAGTGGGGCGAAGCGCGGCATCACCAACCTGAACACCGATCTCCACGAGCTCGAGCGCAAGCGCGTCCTCGTCGAGAACTTCAATCCGAACGGTGTCCACGTCGGTACGCAGGCCACCGGAACGCTGACCACCACCGGTGCGCTCGCCAACAATGAGACCGTCACGGTTGGCGCGCAGACGTACACCCTCAAGTCACCGTTTGTGAACGCTGCGAACAACATCGACGCGTCCGGCACCACGGCTGCGACCCTCGACAACCTGAAGCGCGCCATCAACGGCGACGGCGTCTCGGGCACCAACTATGGTGCGGGCACGGGGGTCAACGCCTCCGCGTACGCCACCTCCACAGCGACGACCCTCGATCTTCTCGCGAAGGTTGGTGGTACGGCGGGCAACACTGTTGCGACCACTTCAGTCACTGCGAACGCCTCGTTCGGTGGCGCGGTGCTCTCAGGGGGCGCGGCGACCAACGTTTCTGTCTTCACGACCGCTCTGGAGCTTCCCAGCAATACGACCCTCGCGGTTGGCGCGGTCACCACTCGCGGAACTGTCGCTGCGGCGCACGGTGGCTCGTTCGGAGCTCACGTCCTCAGCGCTATTTCTGGCGCGACGGCCACGTCTCCCAAGAACCTCGTTCCCGTCGTTGAGGTGCTCACCCACGACCCGATTCTCTCCAGTGGCCGCACGGTCTACGCCCTGATGCAAAGCGAGTCGGGCTCGGACGGCAGCACCGCCACGCTGGTGACCACGAACCGGTTGCAGCTCAGCTACGTGCGGCTCAATGCGGCTGGCACGGCGCTCGAGGCTGTTCCCGCGGCGGACATCTCGGGCCAGACCATCAACTACTCGGCCGTCGAGCGTAAGGCCCTCGACGATCTGAACGAGCAGGACTTCCTGCGAGGCTCGACGCTCGACACTCCGGCGAGCACCACGGTTACTCGGCAGGTGGCCTACGACAACCAGGGCACCACTCCTGTTGAGCTGACCAACAACGCGACCCTCGACATCAACTCGGCTGGTCTTTCGTGGATCATCCGTGACCTCGCGAACGTTGACCTTCTCAAGATTCTGGAAGGCAGCACGGGCGGCACGAGCGAAGTGCAGTTCGGCCAGGATGTGGACACGTTCAACAACGACGCGGTGGTCAACGACTTCCGTACCGGTCTTCGCACGGATACGGCGGGGCAACGGATCGACGTTGGCGTCAACACGGGCGTCATTGAGTCAACCGGTGCCAACGATCTCCGGATTCTCGGCGCTGCTGAGCTCCTTCTGGACGACGGCAATCAGACCGGCTCAACCTGGGCACAGACCACGGGTATCAAGCTGTCCGATACCACCGCTGAGTGGAATCTCTTCGAGACCAACTACGGCGAAGTCTCGCTGCTCAACGCCATCAACCAGGCGAAGAACGCGTCGTCTCGCTTCGCTAAGGTGTACGCCAACGTCACCGCCACCACGAACGCGGATACCGACGTCAGCCTCGCGAACAGCAACCTCGACACGGCGCTCCCAGCCATGAACGCGGGCAACTACTTGACCGACTACGACGTGTACCTGAACGGGAACTTGCTGCGTCCCGGCGCGGACGCCAGCGCGAACCACGACTACTACCCGGGGAGCAGCATCACCGCTCCGGCGAAAATCAAGTTCGAGTTCAAGGTCAAGAACAACGACGTTCTTTGCGTCATTCCCTACGCATAACTCTTGAGGTAGAAGGTGCCCCATGAGCGTCCTCAAATCCGAATTGAAGCAGCTTGTCACACAAGAGGTTGGTGTTCGGGTTGAGGACGCTCTTGAGGGAGCGAAGAACGACTTGTTTGTCCTGGAAGGGCGTCAAGCTGGTTTCTTTGAGGGGGCTAAGGTCGCTGAAGCGCTCCTCGGGTTCGTGGACAAAGATCTCAATGAAGGCGTCCTCGAGCTCGCCGTCGCCGCTGAAGTAAAGAAGTACGTACTTCGCTGCGTACACGCGCTGAACAACGCCGGGCAGAACGCTTCCAATCTTCG